CCCAATGCTTTATATGGCCTGAACATATACTCCAGATTGTCTCTGTCTTCCAAGGTACAATATTTTCTTTTTAAATAAAATGTACATGCCTGGTAAAGACGGTCATGGAGGAGTGCCAGAACTCCTGCATTGATAGCATTTGTTCTGGCACGTTCTGCCTTTAACTGTTTGGATAATTTATGATATGCTCCAGAAAGCAATACAGAGATGATCCCAAACACCCATGAAACCCAATGCACAGATATGTACTGCATGATTGATTCCATGACTTATTCCTCCGTGATCAGATCTTCGCACTCCAGATCGATCAAGACCTGCTTTACCTGTGGCTTGATCTTTTCTGGTACCTGTGCGTAGGTTTTCTTTCCCTTAACAATAAGGGTTGCATAAATGATTGCCATAGTCTCCACCTCCTTCCTCAGTAATAAAAAGAGCAGCAGCCTAAGCATTTAATAATGCCTCAACTTCTGCTCTGATCTTCACAGGCACATCTTCAATATTAATTTTCCCTTTGCGGATCAGATCTGCATATACTCTTGCCATTATGCCTCACCTCCTTCATAAAGCTCTACAATTGCCAGCTGGGTATTTGTCACTTCTTCCTCTAATGCTGCATATTTTTCACGCAAGTCCGGAAGACGAAACTCTGCAATCAGAACGGTACCTGTTATATCTTTATACTCATACACTGCATTGCCCTCTGAATCAGTACCTGTCTGGTTTTTCTCAACTCTAATTACATAATCCTTCTGTCTGGTCATGCGACCAGCATATACCAAATCTGTCCTGGATGCCATTGTGTCCCCATTTTCATCTAAAAGCAAAATAGATTTAACGCCTGACATCACAGTTTCAACTTCTTCAAAGGTCTGCTCTCCTGGCTGAAAGATAATACATCCTCCATCCTGCTGCAGCTGATATCCGTCAGCTACTAATTCATAACTCTGAGTTCCGATTTTGATAGATTCCATAATGTTCTATCTCCTTTCTGATTTGATTTTGTGTATAATAAAAGGCCCTTTTAGGCCTTGGATTGTTGTTTCTATGAAATTGGCTTAGTTTTATAGTAATTTAGAAACTCTTGGAACAAACAAACTCAACACAGATAATCATATTTCCAAGGTAGTCTTGAATGCTAATAATAATGGAGTAACGTTTACGATTGATGGCGTTCCTTATACTTCACCAATAATGGTTGCGGGAAAGAGCATTACTAGAATGGAAATTGATACAACATTATCTAAATTAACCCTTGTTTTCTTTTATGATGGACAAATCATAAAACGGTATGTATCCTTGTCAGCATCTTAATTTATCAGTTGCAGAGACTTGTATTCCAATAGCAAACAATCTTTTTGTAGATTAAGCCGTACCAAAAATTATCATAGTTACCCATTTTTTTCCGGAAAATGTAGAACCAGTTGTTGCAATTTTTAAATTATTTCCGTCTTTTACTGCTGTAAAATTGTAAACACCGCTATCTTCAACTTTTGTTTGACATATACCGCTAGCATATGTAGGAATGTTTCCAAAAATAGATTGAAGTGTCTTAGTTGCTACTCCATTTGTAAAGGTAAACTCTTCGATAATTAAAACAATCGTTGTAGTCTTAACTTTTATTTTAAAATATCCCGAATCTAAATTACTATTTTGAGCGGTGATCTGATCCTGCAAAGACTTTCCCATACGTGCATCCAGTGCATAGCCTTCTTCCGTGGTTAATGCATTGTTTACCACATTACTTCTTGATAACAGCTGATTTAGCACCTTATCCGCTATCACATCGATCAACGCCTGGACTGTACTTGTCGCATTTTCCGTACCTAATAATCCTAAAGAATCCACAGCTGATACAGACGATGCTTTTCCGTTAAATCCGCCCAATCCCTGTATCAGCTCTTTCACTTCATTTGCATCTGATGCTGCTGCGGATGCACTGCTACTAGCCTCTGATGCTTTTTGGGTAGCTGTCTGAGCTGCACTACTAGCTGTCTCTGCGCTTCCAGCTGCCGCCTCTGCACTGGTGCTGGCTGCACTTTGGGCTGCGGTCGCTGTCTGTGCCGCACTACTGGCTGTTCCAGCACTTCCGGATGCCGCCTCTGCACTGGCACTGGCTGCACTCTTCGCTGCGGTCGCTGTCTGTGCCGCACTACTGGCTGTTTCTGCGCTTCCAGATGCCGCCTCTGCACTGGCACTGGCTGCACTGGCAGCTTCTGTTGCTGTCTGTGCTGCGCTACCAGCTGTTCCAGCACTTCCGGCCGCTGCCTTTGCACTGGCACTGGCTGCACTCTGCGCTGCGGTCGCTGTCTTAGCCGCTTCTACCGCAGCTTCACCCTGCTTCTGCCACTCTGCCTCATTTTTCAGCCTGGCTGATTCATTTTCCTGGCGGATCTTTTCTGCTTCCACCCTGCTGCTTTCCGCAGCATCCATTGATTCAGTCTTCTGGTCAATCCGTTTTTCCAGTTTTTCCAGTTCAGAAAGCGCCATTTGTGCACCATCTGGCGTGTTTATAGTCTTTCCAACATACAAAAACCCCTGATTCGTTGCCCACTTTATGGTTCCAAAATCATCAGATCCACGAAGAGCGATCCATACCGTGCCTATCTGCTGTACACTTGCAGCACTCACGGTCCATGTCAATATCACATGCTCATCTGTTATTTCTTTTTCAAGTACGTCAGTATCCTTAGTTTCCTTTCCGTATCTCAGATCAATACGAAAATCCAGGTTAGATATGTCAATACCGCCTACAGTGAGGCGGTTGATCTTAAACTGTCTGGTTTCTGAATTGTTATCGAACTGTGTCCCTATCTGTCTTTCTGCTACCGGGATCACCAATTCTCTTCCCCGTACAGTTATCATATCTTCCGCCCCCTTTCAGTTACTCCTTGTATCTTGCGCTTTCTTCAAATTCGATTGCATATTCACGCTGAGCTTCTGCATTTTCCAGAACCTCTACAACAGATTCCGGAAGTTCTGTTGGTACTCCTCGCTTAATCAGATAAGACTTTCCGTTTACTGCAACAAAAACATCTGCACGATCCTTATCTGCACTTCCCAGCGGGATCTTGAATCTGATCAGCTTCTCTCCCTTTTTCTGTGGCTCTGCATCCTGCTTTACTACTGCATCCTCTACCGCAGCCTGTTCTACTACTGCATCCTCTACCTTTGCAGTTCTTCCCATGTTTTTAAACCTCCTTAGTTCGCTTCTCCATCGCTAAATGTAGATGCTGTCTCAATACGAATCATATAAGCCTCTGTTAAGATTTCAGTTACTTTGAGCGCCTTCCAGCCCACAGTAGCCCTCTGATCCAGTGGATCACCAGTTCCAGCACTACCAAGCTGTTTAATAATTGTCTGTAAGCCGCCGCCCTCAATTTTTGTAGTCGCATATGCATTTGCACCGAAGATCAGAGTTGCATATACATCAATTTTTGTGGCATCAGATGTGCTCTTTGCCGCTCCGGCCTTAGCCCAGATTTTAGCTTCTGTGGTTTCAACAAATCTAGCGCCCTCGATTTCTCCAATCTCTCCGTTATAAATTCTTTCTGGGTTTTTGTACTTAACCGCATCAATCCAGCGCTCATCTTCTGTAAGATCGTAGGAGCAGTCTGGATGTACAATACCGTAATAATATCCGTTGATTTTCTTTGCATTCTGCTTTTTAAGGAATCGAACTGCTTTTTTAACAGCCTTAACTGTCAGTTTCATCTCAGAGGTTAAGGCCGCTCTGGAAGTTACCTGTCCCTCTGCATACTGTACATTAGTTCCGGCTGCCAGGACTTCTCTTGAGATTGTATCCAGGGTTCTACCTGCCTGAGATCCAATTAAGGTGGTTGCTTCAACAATGTTATTGTCGATTGCTGTTAAGATCAGTAAATCAGATAGTTCGATGAAATCACCATACTGCTTTACCGTTGCCTCGATCTTGGTAACGTTCATAGCTTTACCGGTCGGTGTTACACCTTCGGTCAATGGTGTCATTGCTTTCGGCAGCTGATCATACTTACGGAACTCAATGGTCTTACCACCATTCTTTGGAATGTTTCTTGTCTGTGCCCACTGATCATGTACAAGTTCCGGTTCTGCATTCTCGATCAGATTGCGATCATAAAATGTCTTCATTTCTACAGACATGCCTGATGCTGTAGTTGTATTCGCCGGTGCGTCAAATAATCTAAGATTCATGTAAATAATAGTCTTTTTCATGCTTTTTCCTTTCTACATCGTAATGGTCTCCCCTCTGGCTGCGCGCTCCATGACTTTGCGGAACTCTTCATGTGATAAATCCCATGCACTCACTTTCGTTCCATTTGCGCTACCGGCACCCACACCATTTTCGGACGGTCTGCCATTGCCAGATCGGATTGAATCCGCAACTTTTTTCTTTGTATCTCTCTCTGTCTGGGCCATTAACCCTTGTGTGATCTCGTTGAAATGAACTGCTTTATAGGCGTTTTCGACTTCTACTCCGGCTCCCAACAGCCTGGTAAAAGCCTCATTCTCACATTCTTTTGCCATATCAAATTCTGGGAAATGCTGCTTACAAAGCTCAGCCTCTCGGTCCCATCTGGCATAGATATCATCCCTCTGCCTGATCTGCTGCGCTCTCTGGGCGCTTTCAACCAGCTGTCTATTCTGAGCCTCTGTCTTTCTCATTCTTTTCAGCTGTTCAACAGTCATGTTTTCTTTAAGAGCCTGCTCTTCCCAGAAAGATTCATCATTGTCGATGGCTTCCATGATCTTTGCTACATTTCCGTCTTCGATTCCGTATCTTTCAGACAGCAATGACATCAAAGGCGTATATGAATCAAGCTGTTCATGCAGCCGTTGCTCATCCTTAAATCTTCGGTCGATATGGCTTTTTACGTCTTTACCATACAGATCACGATACTTTTCCTTGAATTTTTCATAACCTGCCTGCCGCTCTTCCGGTGTTTCTTCCAGTTCCTGGCCTTCCTCTGCCCCAGCGCTTCCAGTGGTGTTCTGGACATTTTCTCCCGTTTGGTCTGCTGCTGGTGCTGCCGCACCGGCTCCACCGCCTTCACCTTCAAAAAGTCTTAAGTTCATTTCGATGATTCTCTTCATTTTGCTCCTCTCAGCAGTCTTTCCTGCGTGTCCAAAATTCAGCGGTCTTTCCCGCGCGTTCTGTTTTCATGGTATCACATTCATTTTTTCTTCTCTACCACCCCAGATTTTGCGTTCATATGGACAAATTCCGGGTAAGATTTGCTTAATGTTTCATACCCTCTCTGTATGGTATAAACCATCGCGTTCAAACGCTTCTGTGCTTTCTTCTTGACCAATACACGAATGTCTATCAATCCCTCTTTGATCTGCAAGTCCTGTATCACTACTGCTTTCTCTTCTCCCAGGTCGATCATACACTGCGCTGCCGTCTGTCCAATGGCAGATACTGCAGCACAAACAATATCATGTCCTTCCGGAAGTCCCATAGCGCATCCGTATCCGGCATGACCTTCCACCTTCAAACGGAAGTATCCTGGCACGTTTTCAAATGTAATCTCTGTCACTGGTTTACCTCCGTTGCTGTAGCTGCCTTTTCCCTGGCCTTTCCTGCCTGGCTGGTATCTGTATTCACTGCCTGTCCTAAAGAATTTGTCTTTATGCTATTTCCCTGGTTTACATTCACATCTGTCATAGCCATCTGGTTGTTTCCAATCAATCCATTAACAGCCTGGATCAGATCCGGTCTATTTGTCATTTCAGCAACCATCGGTGCAAGCTGCGCTAATATCTGCTGCAACTGCTGGATCTCCTGATACATGGTGCCATTCTCTGATATCTTTTTAATCACTTCTTCTCTACGATCAAAATCCATCATAGATACTACCGCAAGGGCCTGATCCGCAAGCTGAGGATTAAACAGTCCCATACCAAAGAGTTCTTTTGCCAGTTCGTTGTTTGCGATCCTGCTATACGGGCTTGCCTTCTGTGCTGATATTTTGACATCAAACACTGGTCTTCTGGTCAATATTTCCCCATCCATCATTGTTGCTGTCTGTTCCTGTAAGTCGCTCTTATCCATCATCACATACTGTGCATCACCATTCGGCTGAGTGATCCGATAGCAACGAGGCAGATCATAAAACTGCCTGATAAGCTCAATAATCAGTGTCACAACCTCTGCATGTGCGGTGTAGCTAGTTTTGATCATATCCCGGCTCAGTTTACTTCCTGCTTCCTGCAATGCTGCGATAGCTGAAGCCGCAGTTACTCCTGAGGCGGTTGATCCCTGAGAAAAATCCCGGTTTCCGCTTGTTTCTTTCAGCTCATCCACTTTGATTGTTCGCATGTTGATAACATATTCTGGAAGCTGTGGCGGCTGGATCTGCTTAATTTTGGTTTCGTCCATTGTTCCAGATACTTCCACCAAATCTTTGCCTAAATCCGCAAAATCCTCTGCATTTACATTTGATCCTGACGATACAAAATATCTTGGTTTGCTCAAACTTGCAGACTTGAGTATCACCGAATCCAGCTTGTCTATATATTCCTGTGGATTTACCATTACATCCAGATATCCAAACCCTGCTGGAGAACCTTTTTCCGGGAACATAACATCAAACACAAACGGATATTTACCGTGTTCATACCATCCATTAGTGCATGTTTCATCATCCTCAGATGCATACAGCACAATTCCCGGAATAAACTTACAATAGTGCAGCACTGTCTTAACTCCGCCAGTTGCAAGCATTATTCTTTTTTTGTAGTACCAATCAATGACCTGCACCTTGTTGCTTGTATCTATGTTCTCATCATAGATATACTCTGACTTTATCAGTTCGCCTGTGCCTACTGTTTTATCTTCGAGTTCTGGATATGCTTCTTTTAGCTCATCCAGGTCCATAAGTTCTGTTGTAAACACATCCTTTGATCGCTGTATGTCCTTTATACCAGGCTCCCAGTAGATATTCATGATATCCTGGCATTTCACATCAACGTCTCCTAAGC